TCCATTTTGATTGTGGTCAAGCTGGCACCGTGTGTGGGAATTTGACTTGAATAAAATTCTGTTGCGTGTGCGGCATTCAATGGCTGCGGTGTAAGAGCCCAGTCTGGCCAGGTGCTCGGAGGATTTTGCGGCCAGGCATTTGGTCCATAAATTGTGGGGATAGTCAAGTTGGCACTGTCCTGAAATTCGGGCAGTATTGAATCTACAATGTTGCAGTCGGCTCGTGCTTGGCTATTGGCATCTGTGTACACCGCTTGAACATAATTGCCCGAAGTGCGTTGTATGCTATAGCTAGCAGGTTGTGCTACCAAATCAATGGTATCTTCTGTTGTTAGCACTACCTTGACTCTGCCAAGTGCGGCACTCAGAGTTTCCATTGGTTTGCTGAGCAACAGCACATCGCCATTTTGGCTGATCATACGGAACACAAATGTGCTGCCGGTGATGTTTACAGGTTTTTGTTCCTGATTAATAAATTCAAACAAAAGCACATTATCAACGCCTTTGTTTACTGTTAATTGTTTTGCGTACACTGGATGGAAAAGTATCCGTTTATCACGCTGTGCGTGTATGCAAACGTGGAGTACGTGGGGGTGGTTCAGAACAAGGACGACGCAGTCACAACTATCTACGACTTTGGTAGTATACCATTGCAAGAAGATAAAATGAAGTTCTTGGAACTGGCCACAACATGGTGGTGGGAAAGCAACAGATCTATTCCCATTAACATATTTTTGCGCACTGAATGGGAGCCGTTCCGCTACACACTACGCACCTTTGTTAATAAAGATTTAGAAATACTACACGGACCTGCTTGTAGTTTGCTTGATATCTCTCGCAAAAAGAGCAAGCGCAAATCAATTACATTGGTGCGACGGCTTGATTAAGCAAGTTCATGTGCAACACAACTAGCATTGCATAAGACAAACTGTGTGACTTTTTGAACGTGTATCCTTGTCTATCGTCACCATCCCATACACTAGCAAACACATCCAGCCAGGGCTGATTCTGTAAGTGTGCTTTGCCCGGCCTAATAATTGATATAAACGCTGCCATTTGTGGCACAGTACTTGGTCTCATGTTTTTCAACAGGTCTGTGTAGTTTCCCACGTGTACTAATTGTTTAGCCCATTCTGTATCTTGCCACAGTCTATCCCATGGCGGTGTAGCTATCAACATCTCTTGATAGTGCTCAGGATTTTTAATTAACTGATACACACTCATATTCAAAAAGTCTATTTTAAAATAACCACGCTGTTCAGCTTGGTCGTATTCGATTGCCGCACAGTTGTTTATGGGATCATAAGGAATGTCTGTTACATACACTCCTGAGTTATGCCGACGCACTTGGCCTTGTGTGATTTGTTGTGCTGACGTGTACTGTATCAGTTTCAGTACACTATCTCGGTCAGCAAAGTCAATGTCAATGTCTGCACTCATACTGTGACCAATGTTGCCACCACTTCCAACTGCTCTTGTGCTTTTTCCACTGCCGCTAATGCATCTGCCACTGATTGATTGTTTGTTGCTAACATGCGTAGTTCAGCCTCTCGTGCCATCTTTGCTCTGGCCCAGTTTATGACTGCCTGCACATCACTCGAGAGTTCAATTGTAGGGTAGGAACCAATCATGGGCATCCATGTAGAGCCGTCATATACTTCTATATTTTGGCTAGAGCCGTTGTAGCGCATTTGTCCAATCAGAGTATTGCCTGTTGAGCTCGGAGTATTATAAAAAGTGGGCCAGCTTCCATAGTTGTTGCTGATCTGTACTCCTGGCCCCGATGTTATATTTTTGATCATAATTTTAAATCTGTTAATATAGATTGTACATGAGGCCATAGCCATGTGTCAACTAATTGTTGTGTTTCTGCGGTTTCGTAATGTCCGCAATCAGTTTTTTTAAGTTCAAGTTTGCCACATTCCCATGCGGCGCATCCAGGAACCAAGTTAGAAGTACGCCATAGCCATTCGTATCCGGGTAAAAACACCTTATACATTTTAACAAACCAAGAAAAGAATATCAATGGCTTGTTCCACTGATCACACAGGGCCTTGATTGCCAACATATTATGGATGGTTTGATAATCATAAAATCTTGTGCCTGCTACTTCGCGTAGCCAAAATTTATCTAATGCTTCCGAATCCAGGCCAGTTAGTGTATCCAGCCACTGACGATTACTATGCACATTCATAGTATAACATCCAATGTCTTTATAAATGTTGCTATGCGTAGGATCTAAATATGTTGTTGGTGCTGGGACTGGATGTTCTTTTATGCCTAGTTGTATATCCTGCCAGGTTTGCAATCCAATTACGACCCTGGCAGGTTCTGTAAGCTGTACAATAACTAAATCTACTTCGGGATCTTTAACAATATCGTGACATTTTTCTACATAAAAAGCATTGCCGGCTCCCGCACTACATGCACGAGTTAATTGACTTCCTAATCGCTCAGCTATAAAGTCCGGCCAACTACGACCATATTTGGTTGTGGAGAAGCTATCACCAATTGTTGCTAGTTTCCTAATCATGTTACCATCCTGCTTGTTTTAGTATTTCTTTAGCATACTCTTGATCTGCTGAGTAGTCGTGAAATTTCTTGGCCCAGGCATCACTATCAATGTATGGCCATATCATTGCAATCTGAGATGAGTCTAAGTTGTTCAAAAACTCTTGACCAGATTCTGAGTTATATATCACCCAAGGTGATATACGTCCTGTTGTGACTGCATGACATAACACATTGCTATTACCATAACGTAAACAGTCATGTGCTGGATGTGTATGTTTTTCTTCCCAGTCAATGCTGTACTCTACTGCACGGGCCAGAGCGTCTGCCACAGCTTCTACCTTCAAATAGAACAACAAGTACTCTGTGTAGATTTTGTCACTGCACCAATGATCAATTTTCTTGTTGTTCTTGAGCAGCCAAGTCATAAACTGTGCAGGATTAATAACCCGTGTGTTCACACAATAACGACCAAACTTTACAAAGGCTCGGTAGTAAGGGCTATCACAAAAATCCTCAAAGGTCTTGAGCTTGGCTGATCCTTGTGCCATTTCATAGAACTTGATATATGCCTGGAATCCCAGTTGAACACCACGCTCACTTTGTTCCATTCGCCTGCGTTTGGGCTCGCACATGTGTACTGCAATAGAGCTTTCTCTTGCAAACTCTTTTTTACAAAACTCACATGTGAACTTACTTGTTGTCTCGGCCATGTGCTCTAATGTACTGATCAAGTTCTTTTTTGGTTGTTATGGCGGCCATAACATCTATCTCATCTGCTTTGTAATGCGGGAATAGTTCTGCCAGTTGTTTTTTTATTGATCCTGCGCCCGCTTCTTTTTTCTTGGGTGCAATCCAGTTGTGTCTTAGTGAGCCCATGCCTGGACTTACAGTTGTGGCCATTAACCATTGAAGTTTACGATGTTTGGATGAGCTGATGTTAAAGAAGTTTTTGTTTAGTCTCTCATTTGTGGAAATAACATAGAACTCTTGTAGGTCTCTTGAGCCTTCTACTGCACTGCCCCACCGTATCATAAGGAATGGAGCAAACTTCTTACGCTCTTCATCTGTTAGCTCGTCGTAGAAATCTCTAACCTTGTGGTCAAACATTTTCATTTCGTTGGCAATGCTTAGTTTATCAATCATTGGGTTTCTTTAAATTATACAACACTTCCAGTTGATCCCACAACTCTCGCATGCCCGGATCCGTATTAGACATTTCGTAAATTGCCAGGATATGCGCCACACGAGTTTGTGGCAATCCAAGTATTTTGTTTTCTAAACTTACATCATATCCTACAACATGACGTTCTGTTGCGCCAATCTCACGGGCATATATTACAGGACCGTTGCGTTCGTATATCAGTGGTACATCTGGTTTGAGATTTCCCATACTCTAGCCTACCACGCTTTGTTATAATCTACAATCTCACAGTTACGACTGATGTCTTTCACAAAGTACACACACTCAGGCTCGTCACCGTCAGTAATTGGCACTGCTAGCATTTGTCCGTTCTTGAGTTTGGGGGCATACCAAGATACTTCATGATACACATCTAGGATTTCAATGTCCGGGAAGCTGGGCCGAAAGCTGGTAAGAGGATTGAATTGGAATACTTTAAATCCTCGATCATTGATTGATGTCAGTGGTAGTACTTCTAGATCACCAATCTCGGGTTCGCCAATCAGCACTTGCCAGTCCATGGGCATCTTGATTGTGTTATCGCCTATGCGTAACACCAAGGCCGGTGAGTTAAAACTTTCCAAGAAGATTAAAGGAATAAAGTGATAGTCAGGATCTGCTGGATTTGAATTATCTAATATAGCAAACCTCATGTCATCAACCTCTTCGGGTAAATGGTCAAGGTCGTAGTGTTGATTGTCTAGTGTTAATATTCGCATAGTT